AATAATTGAGCATAATATTGAAACCGGTGAGATTACAGAGCGCGATATGACACCGGAAGAATTAGCGCAGCAAGCAGCAGAAATCGAAGCAAAGGCACAAGCCGAAGCCGAAGCGCAATCAAAAGCCGCCGCTCGCCAAGCAATTCTTGATCGTCTTGGATTAACCGAAGATGAAGCCAAACTCTTACTCGGTTAAATTATCGAAAGCAGCAGCCCAACTACGCGAGCAAATCGATGATGACCATCCATCAAGATCGCGCAAAAGCGATGGTTGGGTGGCAGATCAGCGGCATCTAGCAGCAGGATCCAGCGATCACATACCAGATCCTAAAACCGGATATGTGCGCGCAATCGATATAACTGCTGATCTCGGTGGTCATCCTGAAGAGATCTACGCATTAGTTGAGAGCATTCGCAAATGCGCCAAACGCGGCGATAAGCGAATCAAGTATTTGATTTTCGATGGTCGAATTTGCTCACCAATTTTGCGATGGAAGTGGAGAAAATACAGGGGTGCCAATCCGCACCGCTCGCATTTTCACTGTTCTTTCTCAAAAAAGGGAGACAAAGATGGATCTATGTTCCAACTGGAGGCAAACAAATGAATCTGATTGACAGATTGAAAACACCTAAATTTAGAAAAGCCCTGAAGGATTACGGCATTGCAGTATTGGCATCAGCCGTCACAATGGGCATCTCCCTGGCACTTGATTTTGCTCCTGAGTATGCAGTGCTGATTGGTGCAATTACTGCTCCGGCTGCAAGGTGGGCAGATCGCAATTCGCCCGAATACGGATTGACAAAGTAAATGTCAGTTGCGGAAGTAGCAGCAACGGCTGCATCAGTGGTGGGCATCATTATTGCCCTGCTTGGTGGCTTGCGTTATTTGATCCGCACAGAAGTACCCCAGGTCATTCAAAAATCACACCTGGCTGAAAGATTGACAAAACTTGAGGACACACAGATTGAGATGCTTGCACTCATCCGTACTGCCCTTCACACTAATCCTAAGGGGGTCGCCAATGCCAAAACAAAGAAACGCAAAAAAACGCCGCGCTAAGGCGACTCCCAAACCAGCGCGTAAAAGGCGCACAGTTCGGGAGAATTTTCCAAGCAAACTCGACATTCATTTCATCGAGGCTAAGATCGTATTTGATGCCGCAAAAGCGGCTGGGTGGTCAAATGAATACGCCCTGTCATTTGCAATGGATCGATCTTCATATCCCAACTGGATTGTGCCGGAAGGCGACCCGACCAAAAAAATTGGCTGGGAAGATGGCGAAGAGGATCCAGGCTAATTTTTAGAGAAATCGATCTTTTCGAGTTCCTGCAAAACAAAATCCCTGACCTGGAATCCGGCACCCCAACAGATCGATTTGATGCCATATCAATGGCTAACCGGGCAATCTTCGAGTTGAAGTGCCGCCGGACTCATTATGATGATTTGATGATTGAGCAACACAAGTGGAAAGCAATGGTCGAAATCGGGCTTCTAAGGGGGTTTAGAGCCTTTTACATCTCTTCGACTCCTCTTGGTATATGGTGCTGGGAATTGGATGCCCTAAAGCCTCCACAATGGCAAATGAAGGCATTACCGAACAAAACTGATTTTGCCCATTCCAGGGTGACAACCCGCCCGGTGGCATTCCTCCATATCGACTCAGCCCTGGATCTTTTGCGACACACCGAAAATCCATTTGACAAATAGATTTGACCTAAATAGATTTATCCCTGTCGGAAGGCAAACGACCAGCCGATAAGGGAGCAGAAGTGATGAAAATGAATGTCAAGATGATCAGACAAATCATCAAAGATAATAATCTCGGATTGAATTGCAAGGCTCGAACAAATGGAGTGATTACAGTCGAGAGCAATAACAATCAGGATGAAATTACCACACTGGATAATTTGCTAAATGGATTCGGCTACAAATTAAATTCAAGGATTCAAGACAATGATTTTGATGTGGCGGTGAAAGTATGAAAGTGAATGTCAAATTTAACGATCAGGCAGGTGCTTATACCGATGGCACCAATTATGTTAAAGGATCATTGATCCGCAAATTCGCCAGGGAGCGAATGGGCAAAAAGCAACTTCGAGGGCGTTTGGCTAAGTCTGAGATCTCAGCCTATTGGCTAGACAAATATGGAGTTGATGCAAATGTTGAGTGAGTATTGGGTTGCAGCATTTGCTTGCTTAGTTACTGCCTATGTGATTTATCGAAAAGACAAAGAATGCGATGAATCATTCTATGCTGGGTATCAGCGCGGTTATCAAGATGCCGAGCGTTTATGGAAGTATCGAGATGCGCGATGACTTTGGTGATCGAACAGCCCCGGAATGGGCTGAAGCAGCCGCGGATATTATCCGCGAGCGAGGGCTCGACTATGGTGATCCGCGGAGTAACTTTCTACGGATATACAAGTTATCGCGATTACTCGGTGTTCAGTTGCGAAACCCATCTGAGTTGGCAGTTATCTTTTTGGCGACCAAACTCAGCAGGATTTGCGAGGCTCCGGGTCGCGAAGATTCGTATCTCGATCTCATTGGATTTTCCAGTATCTTGGCTAACCTCCGATTTGCCACACCGGATGATTGGAGCGACATTGAGTTTGATGCGAAATTCGAATAGAGAGCAATATTGCGACTACTGCAAAATGCGTTATGCGCATTTATCAAGATCCGGGCAATTGCATCCACTTGCAAGAGTACCAGCCTATTGGAAGGCAGTATCCACCAAGCCAGGCAGGGTCGGGATTACCCGGTTTTACTGTTTGCGCTGCGCTGATGAAATACAAAACTGGAGTGATGGAACATTTTTCTCACTTAAAGAGCAACTTGAATTTGAAATCAATAAAGCGAAACAGGAGTATTTAGATGACAAATTGGCTTAACGATTATGAGGGAGTTTGGGATCGATTTGCTAAATTCAAATCAGATTTTCCGGACTACCGACACAAATCACACATTCTCGCTGAATCACTACATCCTCAATCCGAGGTGTATATCATCAAAACAGAGTTATATCGCACTTGGAATGATCAAGAGCCATTTGCAACCGGGTTATCAAGTGAGCCTAAATCAAAACAGTACGCAATCGAAACCTGTGAGAGTGGGTCGCTGGGTCGCGCACTTCAGGCTGCTGGGTATCCAGCCAAACCAAATGGATCTACACAATCACACTTCAAGCCAATTCAAACCACAAATCCAAAACTGGCTGAGTTTGTGAAAGAGCAACGCCCAAACGATCCTGAGCCTGTCGTTTTCGATGTTAGCAAGATTGTCGAAGAGTTAGGTGCTGAAATCATTGATGAAGTTCCACTGTGCAGCGGTGGATGTGGTGTGATGGTTTTGAAACAGGGAGTCAAAGAGGGTCGCGAATATCGCGGATGGGTATGCCCACAAAAGGATTCGGGTCATCCAGCAAAATGGATGAAGATCGATGAATCAGGCAAGTGGGTATTTAAGAAATGATCGGTGATGCTCATCCATTCAAGTGCGGGCAATGTGCTAGAGCGACTGCTCACATATTAATGCGCACTTATGAATGCGAGGATATACCTGAGGCACCAGGTGAAGTTTGGCTGATTGAATGTCAGCGATGCTTCACCCAGCGCATCATTTACCCAGCGGAAAGGTTGGCTGCTAGGGAGGATGATATTACTCGATGCGATCAGTGTGGCAATTACAAAATGAAGGCTGATAAATGCCGGATTTGCAGACTTGCTGCTGATGAAGAGAAGATCAAAATTAAGTACTTTACCGGGCACAAAGAGATCACAAAGGAAATATCAATTGCCGACCTATGATTTCAAATGCCCTAAATGCCTGATCACAGTTGAGCAGACATATAGTGTGTATTCCAATGCAACTATGTGGTGCAGTGATTGTCAGGTGCCTATGGAAAGACAATTTACAAGCCCAGCCGTTATCTTCAAAGGTGATGGCTGGGGAGGGAGCAAGAAATGACGATTAAGGATCTATCGATTCGATTGGCGGCTGTGAGCCTGATTGCTGATGAGGCTAAAAGGGCGAAAGATAGGCTGCGGGTTGAATTACAAAACCTGATGGATGAAGTGGGTGCTGATCGGGTAAAGGCTGAATTAGGTGATGAGACAGTTGCATTTGTGCTTACTGCCAAACCTAGATTTAAGTGGGAAGTAATAAATGAGCGCAAGTTTGTGGAGTGGTGCCTGGATAATTGTGCCAATGAAGTTATTACATCAGTCCGGGAATCAAGCAGGGATGCAATCCTAAATCGGTTTGAATATGTGGATGATTTAGTGGTTGCACCAAATGGTGAGGTGGTGGATTGGTTAATTGGAAATACCAGTGAGCCATATTTAATGACAAAGTTTGCTGATGATGGGAGGGAAAAGTTAAAGGGTGCGATGATGAGCAATGTCATTGATCCTAGAAAAATGCTTGAATTAGAGTAAGCGAAACGCCGAGATGAACAGGGGTTTTATGTTTAAGATGGTGTGTCGATTTGACAGTGTTGCTAAACTGCCTGCGTCGCGGGGCTTCGGAGCAGCCCTACGCAAGCGTTTTAGGCGAGGGCTATGTCTCCGTTTGATAACTACGACAGCCATCGCAATAACAATAAATATAAATGCAGTTACTATCTCAAATGCTTACCCACTAACTGCAAAACAAATTGACTGGGTATTAGTTGCATATAACCATTTCGATGCTAATTTGGAAGAGAGCCAATGTTATGTTGAGTTGATTTGGCGGGAGTCATCTTTCAATCCGCGGGCGCGTAATGGATCTCATTATGGATTAGCACAGATGCGCAATGTAAAGGTAAAGGATTTATCACCGCGCAATCAAATCCGCTGGCATCTTCGCTATCTCGATCACCGATATTCAGGATCTGCCTGCCGCGCACTGGCACATTTGAAACGCGAGGGATTTCACTGAGTTCATTAAGGGATTCAGGTAGTACCCGCAAATGGCGAAAGATCAGAGAAAAGATCCTTATTCGCGATGGTATGACCTGTCAGAAATGTGGGCAGTGGGGGGATACTGTCGATCACATTGTGCCGCGCAGATTAGGCGGTGGCGATGATTTCGATAACCTGCAATGCCTGTGCAAAAATTGTAATTATTCGAAGGGTGGGCGGTTTTTTGATGCGCAGAGAACAC